CTCCGTTCGGTTTGGCGGCGCGCGGCGCGGCGGGCGATTGCTGCACGGCCTGGATTTGTTCCATGATCCGATTGATCAGCGGAGACGCGAGGCGCCAGGGCGCTTCACCGAGCGCACCCAGGACCATGTTCCATTGCTGCGCGTCGAGCGTGATCGTGATCGGCTGATCGGGTTGTATCGGTTGCGGTTCCATTTCATATCCCTTTCGCGACAAGGCGCGCGTCGATGTTCTTAATCGCGTTGACGACGGCGGCGAGGATCGCGGTGTCGGTCGTCGCGAGCGTCGGCGTGTCGGTGTCGAGTGTGCCGCTACCATCGGGCAACGGTGATCCGATCACGCGCACGGCTTCGGGGATGATCGGCCGGACCTGTTGCGCGCTGAAACCGATCTCGGGCGGATGCGATCCGGTCGGAACCGGCGAACCGTCCTCCATCATCGCGTCGGCGGGCGGTTGATGCGCGATGCGCGTGAAGTTGATCGGCTCCAGCTTCAACACCTCGGCGAGACCCACCGTCGCGAGCGCGACATCCGTTTTCGCGCGTTCGTCGGAGATGTTGACATATGCACCGTTGCCGCCCATCGGGCCAATAGCGTTCCACGCCAAATTGTCGGGCGCGAGGCGCATGTTCAGAAGCGGCCCCGAAGGGGAATACCACATAAGCGTGCCGCTGGAGATTTGCCAATCCCAATACCAGCCCGTCGCCATTTGCATGATGCGATCGGCGGGGTTTGAATAAACGCCGAACTGGGAACCCAACGCTCCGACAAAAAGCCCGGCGCCCCCATACAGGGCGCCGGTCATATAAAGATTGCTGCTCGGGTCGATGTAGCCCCTCGACGCGGAGGGCGCCCCGTTGCCGTCCGCGTTGCCGAAATAAAGGGTATTGTTGTAGTTCCAAAAACCGACGTTCGCCATGGTTCCGGCGGTTTGGTAGGAACCGACGAAGGCGTTGCCGCCGGAGGCGCGGGCCATGATGCCTTGCCCCCCATTGATATTTCCGTCGAGGTAATAATTTCCCGACTTGTCCCACAGGACCGAACAGACCGATCCGACCGCTCCTCCAGCGGCGCCGCTGGCTGATGAGATGTTGAGGGTCACGTTGCCGGTCGCGGCGTCCTGCCAGAATTGCGCGCAATACCCGGCTTGCAAAAATTTCCAGGCGGTCCCCGGCGCGGGAATGTAGGAGTTGAAACAATAGTGCCCGATCGTGACGAATTCGTTCGCGCTCAACCACCCCGGCTTGAAAGAGTCGGTCGGGACAATCGCGGCGTTGGGCAGCGTCATGTTGCCCTTGTAATTGAACAGGAAGCTCACCCCTCCGGTCAGCGCCCCACCCGCCGCGCCAGACGCGTAAACTGAAAAAGCCATGTCGCCAGCTGGCGTGACACCGACGCCGCCCGCGTAGCCAGCGGCGAGATACTTGAAGGGGTTCGCGCCCGTCGCGCCGTAGACGTTCCAGCTTACCCCGGCGTTGAGCGCGAAGGTTTGCGCGTTGGAAAACAGCGTCGGGACACTGACATCGCCGGGGATGGCGACGGTGCCGATCGACACGGACCCGCTGATCTGGCCTCCGACGATCGGCAGCACCCCGACCCAGGCGGCGCCCTTGCGCCCGTAGGTGTTCGTGTTGTTCGGCGCGTCGGTCAGATGAGCGGCGGCGATCGCGTCCGCGTATTGCTTCGAGCAAGCGCCAAGCGGGTTCGTCGGATCGGCGGCGAGGATCAGCGGGCCGGTCAGGGTTCCCCCGGCGAGGCCCAGCACGGCGGCCCAGGCCCCGTTGTATCGGCCATAATAAAAGCTGTCGGCGGGCGCTTCCGGGATGCCGCCGCCGCCGACGCCAGCGTTCGCGTCAACGTAACCTTTCGTCGCGGGCATCATCGCGTCGGTCGGATCGTTGAACAGATACATGACGCCAGTCATCCGCGCCCCGGCGAGCGGGAGGAACGGCGAACCGGCGACCTGACCTTGCAACGTCGTGATCTCATTATGCGCGGTCGTGAAATTGTCTCGCACGCTTTGCGTCGTCGGCGTGCCGAAGATCGGCTTCGTGATGTCGATTTGCGAGGTCATGTGCTTGCCACCTTTTGATCCCAGATCGAGTCGCCAACGTCCCAGATCGACTTGCCGTCGTCCCAGATCGCGGCGTCGATCCGGTATGCCCAGATGATGTGCGAACCCGCTGGCTTCAGTCGCTCGACGACGCATTGCAGGAGGTCGGACAGATAATCGGCGAGCGGTTCTTGCGCGGCGGACGCGGAGGCGCGGAACCAGACGACGGTATCCTCGCCCTCGACGATGATGCGGAAGGTATAGGCCCAGGCTTCGTCATAGAGCGGATCGCCCGCGCGCCCCTGCGAAGCATAGAACGGTTTGAATGTTTCGACGGTGATCTGATAGCCCAGGCTCGCGGCGAGATGCACGAAGTATTCGATCGACGATCCGCCGCGCCCGACGAACTTTCCGCACACGGCGGCGGTGCGCGCCTGGAGCGTCGCCAGCGGGCCGGTGCACGGATCGGGGAGGCCAAGCGAGGCTTCCCATTCCGGTAGCATCTCCGTCGTCGTGCACGGGAACGCCTCGATGATCGCGTCGTTCGCGCGCATGTGCAGCCGCACCCAGGTCGGCATGAGGGTCAACAGATCGGCGGATTGCACGGCGCCCCAGCCGCGATGCCAGACGCGGCCACGCGGGAGGAGGCGGAGGAATTGTTGCAGATAGTCGAAGGTCGAATAAACCGGGGCGAGCATTACGTGACCGTCAACGCGCCCATGATCGGAAGCGCTCCAGGCGGCGCGACGACGGGATCAGCGGGAAGCGCCATCGAAAAGTGATTGATCCCCGGCGTCGCCAGGATCGCCTGATACATGTCGGAGGGATAGACCGTGCCTCCGACCTCGCCGACGATCAGGAACATGTCTTGCAACGCGAGCACGATCTCCGCTTGCATCTCGGGCGTGTTCGGATCGAGCACATGCAAGGTCACGTCGATCGGGAACGGCACGGGCGCGGAGACATACACGAGCGTGGTGATCGGCTGCACCGGCCAGATGTGATCGGCGACGGCAAGCTGATCGCCGGTCGCGGTCACGCCGCGCGTTTCCTCCGTCGCGCATCCGTCCGATCCGACAGGGAAGCCACCATTCGCGGCTTCGGCGTCGTCAAACATCGGATAGACGATGACGGTCCCCGGCCCGTAGCCGCTGGCGGTGATCCACACGCGCGAGCATCCCGGCACTTCGAGCGCCCATTCGATGTAATCGGCTTCCGATCCGCCTTGCGGGGGCGCGCGATACTTCAGCAACATGCGCGAGCGGAACGCTTCGGTTGATTCCTGGTCCGATCCGCCCGTGAGCGGACCCACGGTCATGCCCCCGGAATTGATCCCCGGCACCGGGCTGTCGATCGCGATCGGCACGGGCGCGTCGGCGTTCGTCGCGGCGCCCATCACGGCGGCGAGGATGGGCACGGTGACGAAGCCGCCAGCATCGACGAAGGCGCCTTCCGTCACGGTGTAGGGGGTGCCGTCCTGGCGGGTCAGTCCGATGCCGGTCGCGAGACCAAGCCCCGGCGTTCCAACGAATTGCGCGAACCCGGTCGAGGGCGTCGCATCCTTCCGATAGATTCCGATCAGCGCGGCCCAGGCTTCGAGATATTCGTCGGTCGCGGTGAACGGAACCGACTGTTGCATGATCCAATCGAGGTAACCGTAAACGCTATATGCGAGGCCCGACATCACCCAGGCGAGCACACGCAAAACGGCGTTGCGCAACAGTCCGTCGAGGCCGGGAACCCCGGAGGTCGTGATGTCCTGCACCGCCTGATTGCGGAGCGTCGTCAGAGGCGGGCGGGCGAAGGGCACCGGGTCATCTCCTCACGGCGACGGGGACGGGTTGCGCGATCAGCGGCGGCGGCACGCGCACGGGCGAGGGCAGCGCGGCGAGGCTTTGCCACGCCCAGCCGAAGGTGAAGCGGGTCACGCTGCCATCCGGCTTCAGGATCGCGATGCCGATGCCCAGGAGCGTCGAGCCGATCGCTTCGCCCAGCCAGGACGTGTTGACGGCGATCTGTTTCGCCACGCCATCCTCGACGAGCCACTGAAGCGACTCTTCGGCGTAGCGGCGCGCGAGGCCCAGCGTGTCGCGGGTCTTTTTGGCGCGTTCAAGCTGCCACAGGTTCGATCCCAGCGGCGTGTCACTGTAAACGTCGGCCCACCACCCGCGTCGATCGCTCGTGCCGTCGGTCGGCGTGAAGTCGGGCGTCGCGAGCTTGTCCGTGAACAGCGACACGAGACACGCGGTTTCGAGGTCTTGCCCGGTCTGGAGGTCGCCATCGGCGAGGCTCCAGTCGCCTTGCGCGTTGCGGTTGTCCCACAGGATGAAGATGTCGCCACGACAGTCGGCGACGGGCGGCGGCGAGACATCGGCGGCGGGGACGGGCAATCCGACGATGCCCTCGATCCACCCGGTCATGCGCGAGCCTCCAGCACGGCGACGCGGGCGGCGAGGTCGGCGATCGTCGCGCGCATCTCGGCGATCAGGTCGGGCGGCGCGTCGTCTCCGGGGCGCGTCTCGGCGAGGCCGACGCCATCCCATTGCGAGTGTCCGATCCGGGCGGTGATCGTGTTGTCAACGTATTGTTTCGTCGCCGCTTCCAACGGGGCGGCGGGATCGGCGATCAGCGTAACAGCCTGATTGAATTTAATTACCGACCCATAGAAATTGAGCGGCTGATAGGAACCGACCCCGCTATTATCTACACCTTCGATTGATATGCCACCTGGGCCCGCGACGAAGCGGACACCTGTGGTCGCGCCGTTGACCAGTAGCCCAAGGGCGTTGTCGGCCACGGAGATTTTAAGGTTCCCGGTCATCACGTCGCCACTCTTGGCGACCTTCTCCGCGTCCACCTCGGCGATCGCGCCCTGCACGTTCGTCGCGGCGACGTTCCCAGCGGGCGCGAACGATACGCCAGATGCCACGGTGCTTCCGGCTGGCCCCGTCGCGCCCGTGTCACCCTTCGGCCCCTGCGGGCCGGGAACGGTCGAGGCGGCTCCGGTCGCTCCGGTGTCGCCCTTCGGTCCCTGCGCTCCCGTCGCTCCGGGCGTTCCGGCGACGCCCTGGACACCCTGCGGCCCCGTCGCTCCGGTTGGTCCGGGCACGGTGCTGTCGGCTCCAGGCGGTCCCTGCGTCCCCGTGGCCCCGGTGTCGCCCTTCGGTCCCGTCGCTCCGGTCAGTCCGATCGGGCCTTGCGGTCCCTGTGGTCCGGGCACGGTGCTGTCGGCTCCAGGCGCGCCGGTCAGTCCGATCGGTCCCTGCGCTCCGGTGGCTCCAGGCGTTCCGGGCACGCCCTGGACACCCTGCGGGCCTTGTGGTCCGGGCACGATCGAGTCCGCTCCGGGCACGCCCTGCGGTCCGGTCGATCCCGTAGCCCCCGGCGTTCCTGGCACGCCCTGCGGGCCTTGCGCGCCAGCGGGTCCGGTTGGTCCTGGCACGGTCGAGTCCGCCCCAGGCGGTCCCTGCGTCCCTTGCGATCCCGTGTCGCCCTTCGGGCCTTGCGCTCCGGTCGCGCCAGCGGCTCCGGGCGTTCCGGCGACTCCCTGCGGCCCCGTCGCTCCGGTTGGTCCCGGCGCTCCGGTCGCTCCGGGATCGCCCTTCGCTCCAGCGGGTCCAGCGGGTCCGGGCACGGTCGAGGCGGCGCCAGCGGGTCCGGTCGCTCCAGCGGGTCCAGCCGGTCCCTGCGGCCCTTGCGGTCCGGTCGGGCCGGGAGGTCCGGGCGGTCCCGCTGATCCTCCTCCCCGGTTCGCGTCGCAATATGACTTCGTGACGACTTCGTTCGACGCGACGGGATCGTGCGACATCGTTTGCCGCCCCTGGACATCGACCAGCGGCGTCGTGACCTTGACCCCTTCCTTCGCGTTGACCTCGACGGTCGGGACCGTCGTCGTGTGCTTCGTGCTCGCGCTAACCTCGATGTTGCCGCCGTTGGCGAGCTTCAGCACGCTTTGATTGTCGGTGTTGTCGTAAAGCGCGACCTCGCCCGACTTCAGGTTGCGCAAGCGATGCTTTTGATTGCCCGTCGCGACGATGACGCCGTTCGATCGGTCGCCGGAGGCGAACATCGCCATCGCATCGGATCCCGGTTCGGCATGCGAGGCGAGGCCGTAAATCTGGAGCACCGGCATCGCGTCGATTGTTTCAAGCGGGAACCCGCGCACCTGTGCGCGGTGGATCGGCCCGGTGTCGTCGGTCGCCGTGATTTTCATCGGCATCACCGACATCATCACGCGGCGATACAGACGCGCGGTCGCGGTCAAAGGCTGATCTCCTCCTCGGTCAGCATTTTGTGCTGTGGCGCGGGCGGGTTCGGCTTCGTCGCGTTGTTGCGGTTCACGTCGTCTTGCGTGACCAGCACGTTCGGCGATGTCGGCTCGACGGTGAAAGCCTCTTTCGGCCACAGCGACAGGTGCGCGTGCTGTCCGCTTTCGTCGCGCAGATAGGTCACGGTGCCGATCAGCCAGTCGCGATGCTTCAGCTTCAGCGCTTCGGCGTCGATCGGGGCGAGATAGTTCGGCGACCACAGCTTACCCGATGCGTCGCGCCACGCGTCGGTCGTCACGCTGAAGTTGAAGCTCTGGCCCCAGCGGCGATTTTTCTCCCAGGCGGCACGGTCGCCCGCGATCGGACGACCCATGTCGAATTGTTCACTGATGACGTAGAGCTTGCGGAAGCGTGGGCTTCCGTCCGGGCGGCGCAGCGCGGCCATTTCATCGTCGCGCACGATCTCGCCAACAGTCGGAAAGTTTTCGCCCGCGTCGGTGCCGAGCGACATCATCGCGATCAGGTGGCCTTCATATTCGGAATAACGCTGATCTGTCGAAAACATCACGTCGGCGGTCTCGACGTTGACTCCGATCCTGAACCCGGACGCCATCGACACCTTTCCGACTTCGGAAAGCATGATCGAGCCATCCGGCATGTCGTAAGCGATCAGCTTTGAATATCTCGTGATCCGGTCGATGATCTCCCACACGGTTTCGCCCAGGTTGATGTTGAATTGGGGAATTGCCCTGAAAGGCCCCGGCGCGTCGCACTGGACGGTCACGCCGTAAGGGGCGGCGAGCGCGCGCACGATCGAGAGCACGTCGCCGTTGCGTATCTGGAGTCCTTGCGTCGGCGTGTTGCCCGCGCTCGTTTTTTTGACGACGGCGGAGCAATCGACCAGATCCTCCGACATGCTCCGGCCCTCGACGCGGATCGTGTGCTGTGAAGCGCTGATCGCGGACGTGTAGCGGTCAACGTATCCGGTCAGCACGAGATCGGAACCGATCTTGACGGTGCACGGAAACCCCGGCTTCAGGTCGATGTCGGCGGCGTTCGGATAGCGCTCCGTCACCTCGATCGAAAAGCTCGCGGGGATCGCGGCGAGCGGGCGGGTCACGGAGACGCGCTGCCATCCGGTGATGGTCTGATTGCCCACGGTCAACGACAGCACGTCGGCGGCTCCGGGTGGCGGGCCGTGCGTCGTGACACCGTGCGCGATGGCGCCGATCGCGGCGCTCATTTGTTCAACGCCGCGAAGCTGGTCGGCAGGAACAGCGGATGCGGCGGGTCGGCGGACGCGACAAGCCCCGGCTCGCGCGGCGTGTCCTGGTAAAGCGTCCAGGCTTCGGCGAGCGATGGCATCGATTGGCGCGTGTCGATCTCGACCAGCCACGCGAGGTTCGCGCCGCGCACCGCGAGGTCCATAGCGACGGCGGTTCGCAGATCGGTCAACGCGCGGAAGGTGGCATCGCGACCGGAGTCGCCTGCGCGGGTCGCTTCGGCGTCCAGGGCGTCGCACACGGCGACGCGGAGCGACATCGCGTCCTGATAGCTGACCGGCCCATACGTGAGCGTGGCCGTGGCCAGGGCGGCGCACGCGCTGCATCGGAGGTTCGACGCGATCGCGTCGGCGGCGTCGCGGGCGCGGGCGGCGAGCGGACCCGCGCCGGGGATGGCGGGCGGTGTCCAGGCGGCGAGCGACAGCAACATGCGGATCGCGTCGGCGGGATCGGCGGCGGACGCGGCGAGGGCTTCGGCGAGCGCGACCCCGGCGGCGGCGAAGGCGTCGGACTCCGTGCTCACAGAAAGCTCGCGAGACGGTTGACCAGGGCGGCGCCACCCGTGACGGCGGATCGCGCGGTCGTCGCGGCGCTCAAAAGCCCGCCGATGGTCGCGCTCGCCTTTTGCAGCGTGTTGCGGCTTCCGGTCGCGTAGCGTCCGAAAAATCCGGTCAGGCCGCGCACGCTGTTGAACACCCGCGTCGCGTCGCCGACGATCGAGGTCGCGATCGAGGTGTAATGCGTCACGGTGTTGATGGCGGCTTTCGCGACGGTGCCGATCCGTTGAAGCGTCGAGCCCAGGTCGGAAGCGGAAGCGATGTTGAGGTTCGCGGCGGCTCCGGCGACGGCTTGCGCGGTGGCGATGATGGTCGAGGGATATTTCACGTCGCCGGCGAGGATGAAGGCGAATTGAAGCTCGACGACGCGGCCCCGTTCGCGGCGATCGGCGCATGCGAATTCGAGGAGCACGCATTGAATCGAGCCAAGCGTCGGATGCACGAGCGTTCCGGCGCCGGATTGCTCGACGGCGCGAAGCATCGCGTCGCGCTGTTGATAGCAGTCGTCGCCGACCAGGAACGCCTGGATCGTGAAGCGGCGCGGGAGCTTGCCTAAATCCTCGGCCCAGGTGTCGTCGCGATAGGGGTATTCGTGGATCGCGACGCGACGGCCTGCGGCGGTGTCTCCGGCGTCGAGCACGAAGCCCACGCCGCGCCAGCTTCCGGGTTGCAATTGCTGCGCCCACGTTCCGCCCGACCAGGACAGGCCCGACGTGTCGAACAATTGCGAGGCGCCGAAGCTCTGCCCCAGGCGGGCGACATCGTTGATCAGCGATCCGCCCGCCGAGACGACGCGATTGACCCCGCTGATCGTTCCGCTGATCTGGCCCAGGATGCCGCTCATATCGACTCCATCGCCTGATGCTCGACGCGCACGGGCGCGACGTTGACGGCGCCCGATCCGGTCGCGGTGACGGCGGAATTCGGCGGCGCGTTTTTATGCGTGATCGAAACATCGACGGCGCCGTTCGGCGGTTGCGGCGGCGGCACGGTCACGGGCGGGGCGAGGCCGGTGCGAACACCAGCGGCGATCTGCGCTTCCGTCAACCGTCCGGGTCCGGTTTCCTGCGGCTGCGCGGCACGCACCCAGGCGGCGGCTTTGTCGGGATCGCGGATGTCGAACGGCTGATCCTTTCCGACGTGCAGGGCGTCGGCGAGCTTGTTCACATACTCAGGCGTCGCGGTCTTGTTCCACTCGCGCGCCATCATGTCCACCGTCGCGAGGTGTCGCTTTTGCTGATACTCGACCAGCTTGCGCACGCTGTCGGCGACGCCCTCCTCCATCGATCCATAGGTGCGGATCGGCAGTCCGCCCGGTGTGGTCGCGCGTCCGCCGTGCCAGTTCGATCCGGGCGTGAGGTTCATCGGATTGTTGGCGTTCCATCCGGTCTGGATCGCCGCGCCGCCAGCGGCTTGGTTCGGCACGGCAACGCCTTTGTCGATCAGCGCGCGGCGCGCGGCTTCGACGCTTTCGATGCCAAAATGCCCCTGGTCGTTCGATCGCCACGAATTGCCCGAGACCATCCCCCATTTTTTCGCGAGCGCATCCTCGATCCTCGGGTCGAGCGAGATCGCGCGCTTGCTGCGAACCCCGCGCCCGATCTGATTGATGTCGATCGCGGCACCGATCGGATGGCCGCTCGCGTTGTGCGGACGCTCGCCAAGCGTGCCGCTGTCGGGTCCGATCTGCCCTCCGGCCTTTTCGTAATCGTCAATAAAGCCCTGGAAGTTCGGCGCGAAGCGCGCATCGACCTGGAACTTGCGACCGCTCGCGGAGGTAACGGTCGCGAGTCCGGTTCGCGCGATCGGCGTTCCGGCTGGCGCGTCGATGCCGCCTGATCCTCCGGCGCTGCCGCCGCCAACCCCTCCTCCGGCTCCAGGCGGGCGGACGATCGCCTGTTGCACGTTCGGCGACGGCGCTCCGGCTTGCACGGGCACGCGATACGCGGCGGGCGTGTAGCCTCCTCCTCCGGCTCCTCCTCCGCCCATGCCCCCGGTTCCGGTGATATGGTCGAAAGCATCCTCGAAACCCTTCGTCACGGCGCGCGCCATGCTGTCCCAGAATTCGCTGCCCCCGGCGATGCCAGCGGCGGCGGGGCCTCCGGGATGATACGCGGCGGGCGTCACCCCTCCGGGCAGGTATCCGCCGCTCGCGCTTTGCTTCTGGATCGCTCCAGGCGGGCGCGCCCAGGCTCCTCCGGGTTCGGTGTTGTCGCTCGGCTTCGGTGTCCAGGCGCCACCGGGAACGAAGTCGGGTTGCTTCGGATAGCTTGGCACCTCCCCCGGCTTCGGCATCTCGCTTGGGTCGTGCTTGCCTTCCCAGAAGTCGGACATCGTTTTCTTGACGCGCTCGAAGCTCTTGCCCACCGCGTCGGCGAGATCGACGCCCGCTTGTTTAATTTCATCCCAGTGTCGGACGATCTCGATCGACAACCAGATGATCAGGCCCAGAGCGCCCAGGATGCCCAGACCGGCGGCTCCTCCGACACCGACGACACCGAAGGCTTGCGCGACGGTGGCGATCGACGACGCGATCCCGATCGCCCACTTCGCCGCGAACAATCCGGCGATGACCTCGACGGCGGTTTTCACGGTGTCGAGGTTGTTGCTGACCCACACGAGCGAGTCGGCGACGGCTTTGATGCCAGCGGTGAAGGCTTTCGCCGTCTCCGGGTCGGCGAGCCATTTGGCGAAGCGTTCCGACAGTTGATCGACGGCGGCGAGGATCGCGGGCGTGTTCTGTTCGACGAAGATCGCGAACTTCTCCAGCAACGGCCCGAGATGTTTCGCGATCACCGGAGCGATCTGTTGCCCCAGGCGGTCGAAGGCGACACCGATGCGGCCCTGCGCTTCGGCGAAGCGCTGGAGGCTGCTTTTCTGATCATCCGTTAAATCTTTGTATCGTTTAACGTCGTCGGCCCATGCGTCGAAGCTCTTGCTCGACTGGCGGAACGTCTGAATCAGCTTTTCGCCAGACGATCCCAGGAGCGCGTTCGCGGCGGCGGCGCGATCGGCGGGATCGGGTAATTCGTTGATCTTGCGGATCAGTTCGGGCAACAGGTCGGTCGAGGAACGGATGACCCCGTTCGCGTCCTTCAGGTTGATTTTGAGCTTGTTCGCCCACTGCCCGGTGGCGGCGGCGTTCGCGCCGCCGATGTTGAAGTCGGCGAGCTTGTCGTGCAGCCCTTTGAGGCTTTCCGTCATGTCGGAGGCGTTGCCCCCGGCGAGGCGCGTCGCATCCTGGAATTGCTGGAGCTTTTGCGTCGTCGTGCCGATGTTGTCGGCGGCGCGCACAAGCTCGCGCGACCAATCGGCATAGCTCGACACGAGTTTGGCCATTCCGGCGATCGAGGCGGCGCCGACGATGGTCCCCATGACCGGGATGATCGATGTCAACGTGCGCAGCACGCTCGACGCGGCTTTGCCGATCCATTCGAACCCCGTTGCGACCTTGCGCAGCCCCGACACGTCGATGAAGCGCGACATCTGGCGCGACAGGCGGTCGAGCGGCGCGCGTGTTTGCGCGATGCGACGGTTGATCGCGTCGATCTGCTTCGTTGCGTTATCGACAACGGTATAGGTGACGGAATAACCGGCCATTTACCTTCGAGCCTGTTCCTGCGCGGCGCGCTCGCGGTCGGCGATCCGGTGCGACTGTTCAGCCCACCAGATCAATTCGGTTCCGGTCAGGCTCCAGGCGTCATGCGGACCCCAGCCCCAGAACCGCGTCAGGTCCGCGATCAGGTCGCGCCATCCCTCGGGGAAGGCGCGAGCAATTCGGACAAAAAATCGAAAGCCTCGTTTATTTGCGTGAACTTCAGTTCAAGCACGACCTCGCGCGGCACCCCGGCGACGGAGGCGATCAAAGCGATCTGATAGCGGCGCATCGTGTAAGCGTTCGGGTTCGCGGTGTTCAATTCGATCTCCGCGCGTTCCAATTGCTTGCCGGTCGGCTCCTCCAGGTGCAACGACGTGAAGCGCTTTTTCTGAAACGTCACGTCGATGTCCATGTCGAGGGTGCGCGCGATCGGCTCCTCCCCGATCGTCTCGAATTCGCTCGTGATCGCGTCCATTGTTTATGACTCCGATACGTCGATGCCGTCGAAGCGCACCTGAAACGTGCCTTCGGCGGCGCGCACTTCAAGCGCGGCGGTGTTCCACATGTTCGCCCCCGACACGACCTTGCCGTTCGCGAGCGTCACCATGACCTCGACGCAACGCATGTCGTTGAAGTCGCCGACGGTGATCGCGCCGCTGTCGCGCAACGTCGCTTCGATGAAGCCTTGCAAGGGCACTTCGCTGAACCCGTGCACGCTGTCGAGGCCGACAAGCGTCTCGCGCTTCCACCGCGCGGGGGACCATGTGACATCGGAAACGACCATGTAAGCGTTTCCGTCGATTGTCAGGCCGGTGATACCGGCCAGTCGTTCGCATGCGATCATCGGCATCGCGGGTTCCCCCTTAGCTCTTGCGGAATTGCAACAAAATGGCGATCTGGCGAAGCTGGTTCACGAGATCGACGGGCGCGAGGATTTTCACCAGTCCGTTGCCCGCGTTTTCGACGATGACGTTTTGCGAAAACGCGCGTGAGTTTTGCACGTAGCCCGCCGACTCCATCGCGCGATATTCGGCGATGACGGAGGCGCGGATCATCGGCGCGTTGACGCAATTCGACCCGGCCAGGATCATCGTTTGATCGCTGACCAGCTTTTTCCGGGCGTAGCGGGTCAGGAGATAGTTCGACAGGTCGCGCGCGACGAACATCAGGCCATACATCGTTTCGACATCGAGGTATGCGTTGTCGGTCGCTCCGGCGGCGTTCTTTTGATAGGTCGTCGCCATGCGCTCGACGATCACCGTTCCGTCGTCTCCGGTGCGGAACGTGCTCATGCCGTCATACAGGAGCGTGTTGCGCTCGCCCAAGGTCCAGCGGGAGGGGATCGGCGGCGCCTTCAGCGTCGTGTTGATGTATTGCAGCGGAAGGCCCGGATCGACGCGCAAGCTCGCGGCGGACGCGGCTCCGATCTCGGTCGCCCAAATCCAGGGCGGATCGGGGCTGTCGTTGTATGCGACGATCGACATGTGTTGATCGTTGCGACCGTTGCCGAACGTCGTGCACTCGCCGAGCGTTCCGCGATACGCGGCGAAGGCCCCGCCATAGATCATCTGTTCCCAAGACCAGCGGCCCACGTCGTCGGCCAACATGCCCTTGAGCGCGTCGAGGTTCGACGTGTCCGTGTATGGCGTGATGATGAAGTCGAAGGGCTGATCCGACAGGTTCGCGAGCGCGCCCCCGATGCCCGGATTGCCGGTGCCGCCCGCCATTGGCGTGATCGTCAACGTGACACCCGGCACGTCATATTCGCCGCCAGCGGCGCCGAGATAGTTCGCGCGGATGTCGATACCGTTGAAAGCGTCGCCCTTACCGATCGAGGTCAACGTGACATCGGCGGCGGCGGCGGTCGCGGTGACTTCGATGTTCTCCGTCGCGTTGATCGCGGCGGCGAGCGCGGTCGCGATCGCGGTCGCGGCGTCTCCGCTGGAGACAAGCGAGCGGACGCGCAACCCGCCGACGTAGACGTTCAACGTGCCAGATTTGGTCGCGGGACCGGCGATCGCGATCGATCCGGTCGCGGCGACGGCGGCGGCGTCATCCTCGACGGGGAGGATGTAAAGCGGGCCGAAGGGATCGCGGTCGAGGTAGCGGCTTCCCATCGCGTTGAGCATCGATCCGGCGCCGCAAAGCGTGAGCAATTGCGCTTTGCTTTCGATCAGCACGGGATGGTTGCTGACCGCTGTCCCGGTGATCGTGATCTGCCCGATCAGCAACGTGTTTTGAAGGACCGTCGCGGAATTCGCCTGCGAAGGGTCCATCTCGACATAGACGCCCGGAACCCGGTTCGATGTCGGATAGTAGGTGAAATTGATCGCCATCGCTTAGGACTCCCTGTGCGCGGGTTCGTGTCGCGCGTGCCCTCGCGGCGCGGCGCGTGCCGTTGGCTGTTCGGTCGTCACGTCGCCGTCACGAAGGCGACGGAGCCAAAAGGCGTCGTTGTCGGGAACTTCGCGACCTTCCTCCGGCAACACCGCCAGCGAGTGCGGATCGCGCACGGTGCGACCGGCCACGGGCTTTACCAGCATGATTCAATCCTCCGTTGATGTGTCAGGGTCGGGCCAAGGCCCATTGGTCGGCGGCGGATAGGGCGGCTCGCCGGTAGGCACGACGACGACGGCGGCGGGGATGCTTCCGGGCACGCCCACGGCCCCCGGCGCGTTGTGAATGTCCACCTCGACATGCTCCAGCGGCACCGAGAGGGGTTGCACCCCGTCGATGTCGGTGATCATCAGGTCGGCGCAAAATTCCCACTGGTAGAACAGACGCGCGCGGTCGAGGTCGAGGTATCGGGCACCCTGGAACCAGATGCCTTTCGACATGCGGCATCCGGGAATGAACAGGTTGAGCACGGAGGCGAAAAGCTGAAGCTCGATCTCCTCGAAGTTCATCGTCGGCGCCTGTCCGCGTCGATCGGTCTGCGCGTCGAGTTCGACGGCGACACCGATCGACTTGTGCACGATCTGTTGAAACCCGCCGCCCAGGATCGTGTTCGCTTCGGCTTCCTGGCCGAGCGGGAGCACATACGCGGCGGGCAGCGCGAGCGACGTGTTGTAATTCTTGAGGCCCGCGTAAAATTCGGCGGCTCCGGCGACGCGTCCGCCGAAAATCGGCGCGCACAGGCGCAATTGCGCGATGAATATGCCCATGATCGAGGGCGGCGCGAGCGCGTTCACTTCGACTCTTTCCAGGTCAACGCGCCTTCGAGCGCTTTGCGCACGCGGCGATCGAGGTCGGGCGCTTCCCGCGTCATCACGAGATCGAGGAACGGGCGCGGCTCCATCTCGCGGCCCTCGCCCCGCGACTTGGCGCGCGCTTTGCGGATCGGCGCGGACAGCTTGCGATGCTCGCGGCGCTTCGAGCTTCCGGGCGCCCCGCCAAAGGCCCCGGCTTCGAGCGGCGTCGCGTAGGGGGCGCGGGCGCGGACGGCGAAGCCCTCGCCCGACTTGAAGGGATAGGTCCGCAAGCTCGATCGGAGATCCCCGGACACGCGCACGGGCGGCGCTCCAGGCGACGACGCGGTATAGCGTCCAGCGGGTCCGAAATAGCTCCGGCCCCCGCCCTGGCTTTTGTTGATCAGGCGGGCGGTTTTGCTTTTCACGTCATTGCCGGCCGCGCGCATGAGGGCGCGCAATTCGCGCTTGTCGAGCGCGACGGTGCCCCAGCTTGTGACGGTCAGCTTCAGATCGCTCACCACCAGCCCCAGTGAGGTCCGCGCACGAGGCCAAACACGAGCACCAACAGGATGACGATCAGGATGATGCCCAGCGGGTCGCTCGCGCCGTAATATCCGGCGCGCCATCCGTAGCCGCCCCCGGCGAGGAGGAGCACGAGCACGATGACCAGGATCAGCGTCATGTCGGGTTCACTCCGGGCGGCGCGGCCCCGGCGCCGTCATAGGGTTCGGTCAACAGGGCGTTGCGGGTTCCGTCGCGGTCGTCGGGCGTGATCCGGGCGTGTTCAAGCTCGCACTCGATCTGAAGGAAGCGCTTGCGGCCTCCGACTTCCTTCGAGCGGCGCACGCGGAAAAGCTCCGATCGGATGCCGTCCGTGTCGGGGCGCTTCGTCGAGCGCACGATGACATCGATCGTCGGCAAATACTCTTGCCAGCGGATCGTGATCATGTGCGTCACCGGCTGGTCGACCTGCGTCGAGGCGTAAAACGTGCTCGCGAACGTCGGCTCGATCGAGGCGTGCACGGTGGCGATCGGCACCAGCCGTTCCTGCAGCGCGAGGTCGGCGGCGGGTTCCTGGTCGCGGCGATACAGGGTCACGAGCGAGCGCAGCGCGCCGATCCCCGTGGAGGCCGTCAGGGCGCCGGTCGGGTTATCGGGCATCGACACCCGTCAGGAGGTCGAGGAGGAGCACGAGCACCCCCAGGAGCGCGACGGCGGCGGTTGCCAGAAGCTCGATCCGCGCGCGGCTGAAGCGGCGGGGCGATCCGGTCATCCGCTGAAGGTCCAGACCCGGAACGGGTCGAGGAGGCGGTAAAACGCGGGCGGCATGTCGGCGGACACGTCGCCCCGGTTTTCGTAATGGTGCGCGGCGCCGGTCAGGATCGCCATGCGGATCGGCGTCGGGATCGCGAGCGGATCGGCGGCGTCATAGCCCGCCGTGAAGTCGATCACCATCGACTGTTGCGGGATGCGTGGCAGCAATTGCGGTTTGACGGAGACATATGCGGGATCGACGCCCAGGTTGAGCGTGTAATCCTCCGGGTCGGCGATTTGCATGTCGTCGAGCGGTCCCCAGGTGATTTGCTCGACGGAGATCGCGGGCGGGCGCGGAAGCTCGATCGGCGCTTTCACGAGCGGGGGCCAGTTGAGCGGAAACACGATCAGCGATTGCGGCACGAGCGGCGTCGCGGTCGGCGGCGGCGCCCAGGTGATGTTGTATCGCAAGCGTTGCGTGAACAGCGCGCGGTTTAAGTAGGCTTCCGCCTCTTGCCGCGCGCTGGTCACATACATCGCCACCAGTTCGTCGTCATAGTCCGCGTCGATGCGGCAATGCTGGCGGACAAGCTCGATCGATACCGGCTCCGTCGCGGGGGCCTCGACGACGCGCAACCCGCCATACATCGGCGCTATTTCCGCACGACACCGGTCGGCTGGCGGACGGGCTGCGCGTCGCCCTCCGCCCCCGGCACGAACAATTGCAACGGCTGCGCGAGGCGCTTCGCGTCGAGGTCGCGCGCGGCATCGAACGGAACGGCGATAAGCTCGCCCGCCGTGTAATGCGCGAAGCGGCGCAAGGTCCGCATATGGACCAGTGTGCCCGGAACCACGGTCGCGCTCACGACCTATGCCTCCCGCTTCGCGTCGCTCCGGCTGGATCGGTGACGACGACACCCGTCGAGGGCGGCGCGGCGGTCGATCCGGTCGCGTTCGTCGCGGTGACGGTGCAAACAGCGGTCTGGCCCGCTTCGGCGCTCGTGACGGTGTGCGTGTCGCTGTCGGTTCCGACCGACGCGCCGTCGAGGGTCCAGGCGTAGGCGTAGGCGGTCGGCTCCCCGTCCCACGTCCCCATCGTGCACGACAGCACGTCGGCGGCTTGCGTGACGGCGGGGACCGTCGTGTTGACGGGCGCGGCTCCAGCGGGCGGCGCTTCGCCGGTCACGCCGAGGTCGGCGAGGCGGGCGGCTTCGTCGGCGCTGAAGGCGGCGGTTTCGCCAGCGTTATAGCTGGCGAAATGCTGATTGAAGGTCACGGGCGTTTCGCGCTCCGTCGCGCCCTCGACCCCGGTCGGCGCGGGTTCGCCACTTGGGTTCCCCGGCGTCGCGCGTCCGGTCGGGTTCTCCGGCGTCGCGCGATCGGCATCCTCGCGCGCGGCGGCTCCAGGCTTGCCCGCCGCGATGTCGCGCGCGCTGCGTTCAAGCTGCACCGACGCGCGCGGGTCGAACGTGCGCGGGATGTCGAGATGTCGCGGGTCGGGCGGATAGCGTCGCGGGGGGAATTCCAACCCCCCCGGCATCGAGCCGAGGGGGACGAAGCGCGGCGCGTCGTTTCGATCGTCTGGCATTGTGCGAAGCTCCTCCGATTATGCCGGGTCTTTGAGTGGCGGCGGCGCGTTCGCGCCGGTCGCCAGGGCGGGCCTGATGGCTCCGGCTTGCGACCATGTGGGGTTGAGGGGTTGCGTCGAGTAAGGCGCCCCAGGCGACCCCGGCATTCCGCTGAAGGCCCAGTCTTGCACGAGCAACACCACGAGCGACTGAAGGTGCCGCATGTTGCAATCGTGCTCCGCGATGACACGGAACAGCGATTGATCGCGCTGGAAAGCGGAGACCATCGACACGCCGTCGTTGTATGCGGCGACATCGGAGGCATCGACGACGACGTTGTATGTGTCGGCGATGATAAAATCCGCCATGTCAACGAAGTAAATTTCCGACGCCTTCGTGTATGTGCTCATGACCAAGTTCGTCGGGATTTGCTGCGTCAATTTGACGGGGTAGCCCTCGAATGTCCCCGCCGCCATCTCGTCTTTGAAGTAGAACCCGCCAACGGAGTCGCGGGCGGTCGCGATGAAGCGGGCCATCGTCGGCGCCATGATCCAGGTCGGGCGAAGCATCCGCGACATGCCGTTTTGCAACGTCAGGATCGCGGCGGACGCGGCGGCGAGGATGGCGGTCAGTTGATCTCCGGGCGCGGGCGTCGCGGGCATCGGCGCGATCGTGATGATGTTCGCGGGCAAGGCGAGATGCCGCATTCCGATCGGACCCTTGTCGGTTCCGTCACCACGGAGGAACGCCAAATCCTCGCGGCGGGCGACGGTTTGCACGAGATCGTCGCGCACCACCTCCTCGACTCCGATCGGCGCGCGGCGGATCAGATCGTTCGACACGGGAACCATCGCCGTGAGCTTTTTCGCGACAAGGTTCACGTCGTCGAAGCGCTCTTGCGACACGGCGATGTCGTCAAGTTCGTTCTGATACGCGGCGGTCGCTCCTCCGGCGAGGCGCGGGATCGTGATGTTGCCCATCGGCATCCCGATTTCCATCGGGTTTGATCCGCGAACGGCGGTCGAGGCGCGCAACAGTTCGATCAGGTCCGCCATGAAGTCTTGCGGGATCAGCGCGCCGCCTTCGCCCGTCACGCCGCTGTTGAGGGCGCGCGCAACGATGTCGTCGCCGAAGCGGGTCGCGATGAATTCCGACGCCTTTTGCATCGAAACCTTGTTATAGCGCGCGTGCATCAGGCCCAGCACGAAGCGCGCGGCTTTCACGCCCCGCTTTTCCTTCAGGCCCGCATCGGGATCGCGCTTCGCTTGCGCGGGGGTTCGCCGGCCACCTTCGCGCACGCGGAAACCGCCACGGGCGAGGCTCTTGTCGTCGTCGTCGGCTTCGGTGTCGCTGTCGTCGTCTCCGTTCGCGTCCGTCGCCCCTTCGGCGGCGGCTTGCATCGCGGCGGCGACGCGCTGGAGGCGTTGATCGATCGCGGCGAGTGCCGCCGACAGTTCGTCGAAGGTCGTCGATCCGGCTTCGTCGATCGGCGTTTCGTCCGTGTCTTTGTTGACGATGGCGCCCATTTTCTCGACGATTTCAGCGCGCCGACGCTTTAGGTCACGGTGTTTTTCTGACAAGCCAGCCATTGCGATTGTCCTATGTGTGCGCGGCGCGGGATCGCGCGGCGCGTTGATCCGATTTCAGTCGGTCGTTGCCAGTGCCAGTTGGAGCGCGCGTCGGCGGCGTGCTCGTGCTCTTGTTTGTTCTTCGTTGAAGGCTGTCACCTCCTCGCCCGAGACGGGCGGGGTGTCGGACGCGGTTGCCGTGCCCTCACCCGGCGCGGGCGCGTCCATCAGCGCCTCCGGGTTCGCGGGCACGGTGACGACGGAAAGCTCGACAAGCTCTTGTTCCTCGAAGTCGATCCCCGGAAACCAGTCGTCGGCTCCGCGCGCGGCGTCGCGCGTGTAGTCCCATTTCAGGGGGCGGAACCCGACGGAGGTCGCGGCGATGAAACCGGCGCGGGCGAGGCGATAGACGGACTCGGCGAAAGCGCCGCCTTCGGGCGTGTCGGCGGGGATGAATTCGATCGAGGCTTTCAACGCGCCGCCCTCGATCGAGACATCGAAGGCGCGACCGATCGGGAGGCGCGAGGCGTCGTGTCCCCAGAGCACGACGGGGTTGCGCTTGAAGTTCGTCAGATCCCATCCGGCGATCGCGATCGTGTCCTGTTCGCGATCGACATCGGCGGTCGAGATCGTGAAGCGCAGCGCGCGCGTGTCTCCGCGCTCCAGACCTTCGGCGGGGGCGATGATCTGCTTGCGCACGGCGATCGTCGAGCGCGTGACGTTGCGGCCACGGTTCAAGCTCTTGAATTGCGTCGCGCTAATTATCTGCATCGTCGGGCGCTCCAGGTTCCGGCGTGGTCGCGTTCGCCCCCGGCGCGTCATCGGTCACGCTTGGCGCGGTCGTCACTTGCGCGAGGTTGTCGGAGGGGACGGCGGTATTGAGCGGCACGCGGTATTCGTCGCCGTGCCCATCCTCGATCGGGTTCATGTTTTCGCGGGCGCGGACTTCGTTGCGCGACAGCCAGCCGTTGAGGGTTCCGACCTGATACGCGTTGAAGCGGGTCAACATGTCGCCGCGCGTCATGTCGTCGAAGTCGAACTTACATTCGAGCATCGATCGTTCGTCGTCGAACAGGAGATGATGATCGAACAATTGCTCGATCGCGTTCGCGATCGGCTTCAACGCGCTGTCAACGTATTGCTGGTTTTGCTGTTCGATGTTGTTCAACGTCGCCTTGTCGAGTTCGCCGAGGCGGTGCGGCGGCACGCCATACAGGCGGGCGATCTCTTGCACCTGGAAGCGGCGCGTCTCCAGGAATTGCGCCTCTTCGTTCGTGATCGCGACTTTGTTGAAGGTCATCCCTTCCTCCAGGATCGCGACCTTGTGCGCGTTCTGGACTCCGGCGTGCGTCTCGCGCCACGAATTCGCGACGCGATCGGATGCTTCCTTCGACAGCTTGCCGGGATGCGACACGACGCCGCCGATCTGTCCGCCCTGGCGGAACAGGATGCCGCCATGCTGTTGCGTCGCGAGGGCGAGGCCCACGATGTCTTGCGCGAGCGCGATCGGCGAGGCGCCCATGTAGCCGTCGAGCGACATGTTTTTAAGGTGGATCATGTCATCGGGCGGCACGACCAGCCCGTAACCCAGGCGGCGGCTGTTGATGCGATACCAAAGCTCGCCATCCTCCGACAGCATGATCGAGCAACGGTCGGGCGCGATCGGGACAAGCTCCACCGGGTTCGCGTCTTTGTCGCGCTCGACGACGATGAAGGCGTTGCCACGGAGGCAAAGCGACGTGCACATGTATGAAACGAATTCGAACCCGGTTTGCCAGCGGTTCGGACGGCGAAACAGCTTCGCGAGCGGATGCTGAAGCTCGCGGCGATAACCCCCACCGACCAGCGTGCGGCGGATGAACGGCTTCAGCATGGCCATGTCCTGGCTGATCATGCGGATGCACGCGTAAACCGCCGATGCCTGGAGCGCGGTGAAGGGCGTCACCGGGACTCCGGTGTTCGACGCGTAGCCACCGAGGGCGGCGTATAGCATCGGCTGCGGCCAGCCCAGACCGCCCAGCGTCGAGGTCACGGCGGCGCTGTCCTTCGTCTCGATCGACGGTTCGGTGCGCGTGGCGGTCGGGCGATCGGCGAGGCCGAGGCGCATCGCGTTGATCAGGCGTGCGACGGGTGATTTCATCCGAGTGTGATCAACCCCCTTGTCTCGTAAACGGAGGGCGCTGCGGCGAGATCGGTCGCTTGCGCGATCGCCATGATCAGCGCGATCGCGGCGTCGATCTTGTTCTCCGGGCGTGCTTTGCGCGGATACACGTTGTCGCGGGCGTCGGTGTGGCCGACGACGTTTCCGATGCACCAGCCCAGCGGGCCGTTCATGTCGTGTTGAATGCGACTGCCCCGGATCGCGGCTTCGAGTTCACGCGTCGCGGGGCTGAAGTTTTGCGCGTTCGATCGGAATTCGCGGCACGGCACACCGCGCGCGGTCAGGCGTTGCGCCATGTGCACGCTGTTGAAGGGATCGAAGGCGAGCGACATCAGGCGGAAGCGCGAATTCATGTCGAGGATGTCGGCCTCGATCGTGTGGAAGTCGGTTTCGTTGCCTTGCGTGATGATCAATTCGTTGTTCGCGGCCCACCCCGGATATGACGGGTTGCGCGCTTCCATCACGGCGGCTTCGTTGAGGTAACAGCGCGCGAACACCGTGAACATCAGCGCGTCGCGGCCCTCGACGGTGACGGTTTGCGGGAACACCGCGACGACGGCGGCGAGGTCGGCGCGCGAGGCGAGATCGACGCCGATGTAACATTCGCGGCCCTCGAAGGCGGCGATTTGAAGCGAGGCGTCGCCGCACGCGTTCCATGCGCGCGTTGAGAAAAGCGCTTCGTCGGCGCCGACCCACACGTTGAGGTGCCGCGTCCGGGCGGACATCTCTTGCGCGGGGTTGTTGCGGGCCTGTCGCATGATCGCGCGGATCGCGTCCGGTTGCACGCTATGGCCCCAGCCCGGATTTGCCTTGACCCAGGTCGCTTCGTCCCACGGATCATCCTGGTCGTCGATCGAATAGATGATGCCGAACAGCCGATCGTCATCCTGCCCGCCTTGCACGACGCGGAGCACGTAATCCCAGACCTGTTTTCCGATCCCGGCGCTGTTGCTGGTCGCGGTCGAGATCGACAGGAGGAACGGCTGATGACGCTTGCCCATCGCGGTTATCAGCGCGTCATAGACTTCGCTCGTGCGGTGCGATCCGATTTCATCGCACACGGCGACGGCGACGTTGAGGCCGTCGAGCGCCTTCGCGTCGGAGGAGATCGGGATGAAGCGCGAGGCGGTGCGTTCCTGGAAGATCGAATTCGTCAGCACGCCGACGCCCCAGGCGCGTTGCATGTCGGGCGAGCGGCGGACCATGTTCGACGCGGTGTCAAACAGGATGCGGGCCTGATCTCTTGTGACGGCGGCGGCGTAGCCCTCCGCTCCACCCTCGCCCTCGCCGAATGTCATATACATCGCGAGCGGCGCGGAGATCGTTGTTTTGCCGTTACCCTTCGGAACGAAGATGCCCGCCTGTCGGAAGCGGCGGGTCGTCGTGCCACGCTCCAGGAACCCGAAAATGTTACTATATGCGAACTTTTGCCAGTCCATCAGGCGGATCGGCTTGTTCGCTTCCGGGCCTTTGATGTTGGGCATTTGAGTCGCGAACACCATCGCGCGGATCGCGGCGGTGTCGTCGAACGACCAGCGGGTGTCGCGCTTCGATGCTTCGGCATGGTCGCGGATGAAGCGCTCGCACGCGGCGCGGGCGTGGATCGAGGCGGCGGCGGGATCGTCGGCGGTGCGCTTCGCATAGTCGAGCGCGTCGCGCGTGAAGCGGCGCGGATCATCACCGGGAGGAGGAGGCGCGGGAGGCTTACGCCTTGCCACCAGGGATTACCTGCAGCATGGCCCACGGGTCGGCGCGCACGTCGGCGGCGGCTTGTGAGTCGGGCGGCGGCGCGTAGAGCTTCAGGCGCGGACGCGCGGCGGGCGAGAAGCCCAATTCCTGCGCGGCGCGGAACATGGTTTGCGCGCACTTGTCGAGGATCACGTTGTAAGGCGACGGCTCCAGCCCGTTCGGGCCTTTCACCAGGAGCTTTAGTTTCGTGTCCTGGTCGAGCATCGCTTGCATGAGGCGCGCGGTGTTGTGGCGATCCTCCGCTTCGATCCAGACCTTCAGGATGCCGCGATCGATCAGCTTGACGACGCCCTTCGGCATGTTGGCGATCGCGTAGCGCCATCCGGCTTCCTGGCTTTCGGTCAGGTCGGGCGGCGGCTCCTCCAGGTCGCCCATCGGCACCGGCTCTTGCGCGCGGTCGCGTCCGTGGTTCGTCGCGTTGTATGTGCCGTGGAGCTTGTGCAAGGCGGTCGGCTTCGGGCGGCGTCCCATCAGCGATCACCAAACCCGATCGGGGCGAGCGGATGAAAGCGCCCCAATTGTTCCCAGAATTGCCGGGAGGCTTCGTTGAGCGCGAGACCATCCGGGATCACGACCTCACCCGTGGCCATGTTGATCCGTAGGCCGCACGACGCGAACGTGAGCCAGTGCGTCGGCTCGATCGCCTGGAACAAGCAAAGGCCACCATCCGCGACCAACGGTGATGTGGTGATGTCGCTCATGTGATCAGGGTCCGATCTCGATCGCCCAGGCGTTCGACGCGCGCTCGACGGCGCGCACGAGGCCCGGATAGGTTTTGCAAAGGCGGCGGATCGCGTCGCGCTCCATCGATTGCGTGCGATAGTCGTTGCATCCGCCCTTGTCGTGCCAGTGCGCGTTCTCCCAGAATAGATACTGCGCCGCAACGACCCCGCCATCATCGCGGATGCACCGGGCACAGAGTTCGTAATCCTCTTTCACGGGATATGTTTCGTCGAAGCGGGGCGCGCGATCGTCGTTGACGATCCCCATGCACGACGCGGTGACATACGCGCGCCAGCGGAAGGGCGCCCACGGGTAACAGGAGCGCGTCGCGCTTTCGGTCGCCACGCCCCAGATGCGGAATTCAAGACTCTCCGTCACCTCGAACAGCTTGCGGAATTCGGCGAGCCACGTCGCTTCGTCGAGATGGAGCTTGTGCGCGGAGCGCGGGAGGAGATGCGTCCAGCCCTGCGTTTTCACGTCGTCGTCGATCATCACGACGCGCGTCGAGGGCGCGTTGTCGAGGATGAAGTTTCGCGTCGCGGTGATCCCGCGCACGGTGTCGGGCACGGGCACGACGTTGCGGCCCCCTGCGGCGCGGTAGGCGGCGGCTTCGAGCGCGGGCGCATAGATCGTGCACGACGGGATCACGGCTTGCGTGCGCACCCTGCCAGCCCTGCCTTTCGAGGGGACCGCGACATGGATCGAGGAGGCGCGGCGCTTCGGCTTCGTCAACGGAGCACGACCCGGTCGGGCGGCATCGCGGCTTCGTGGCAGTCGATCGCCCATCGGACGTTGATCGCGGCTTTGTCGCGATCGGGCGGTTCCTTCGCCAGATGATGATCGGCGTATGCGTGAAACTGCGCCTCACAGGCGAGGAGCGCGGCGCGCATACGATCTTCCCAGGCTGTCATCGCGTGACGTGTTTCACGGCCCACATCACCGCCATCTCCGCGTTCGTTTTCGCCAGAGCCAGTTCGCGGCTCGATCCGATCGCGTCGCATTGCTCGATGAAGGCAAGCCCCAGGTCTTTGAGGGCGCCCATCTGGTCTTTTTCGGCGTCGGACAGCACGCGGTATTGATGGCGCACCACGTTGTTGACGGTGCGCGCGTCGGAAGCGCTGTCGATGGTGGCGCGCGGGTCGGTCGTGTCGATCGTTGGTTGCGGCGTGTCGGACATGTCTTACCCCTCGATCAGCTTCAGGACGGCGGCGGCGGTCACGACGCGTTGCGTGCTCACGTCGTCAAGCACGGACCCGCGCTTGTATCCGCCGCGTCGGACGGGAGTCAGCGACAACGCGACTTTGAGGCGTTCCCATTCGTCGAGGTCGGCGCACATGATCACGCAATACTCGCGGGCGGGTTCAAGCTGGAGCGCTTGCGGAAGCTCGCCCTCGCTC